TCAGACCAGCCGCAGGGCAGAAACAGCCCCGGCGCCATACCGGGCCGAGACCTGCGCCACCTCGACGCGATCCCCCGGCACCACCGCATCCGTGACCTGCGCCGCTGGCGGATAGCTCCAGCCGGGACTGTCCAGCAGCTCTTCGCGCAGCACCTCACTGCCGCGCAGCACCCGCAGGCGGTAGCGCTCCAGATCCTCGCCAAGCGGGATTTCCGCCAGATCCCAGCGATCGCCGTCAATGCGGCTGCGGCGGATCCAGTTCAGCCCAACCGCGCCGCTGCCCAACACGCCTTTCTGACGCAGATGCACTGGCGCATATGGGCGCAGCCCCTCGCCTGCGAAAGCCGCCTCCAGATGCAGATAGCTCGGATCGTCATAGGGGCGCCGGGCGGTGCCGATACGGTAGTGACGGCTAAGGCCGCGCTGATTGGGAGCCAGTGAGATCTGCTGCGGCGTGCCATCCAGCGCCACCACATAAGAGCCCTTGGGCCAGGCCACCGGCATCCGCGCATCGCTGCCCTGCTGCCCACGCAGGCGGTCGCGCAGCAGATAGCGCCCCGGCGCGATCAGCTCGGCCTCGCCAAATTGCATCAGCTCCCAATTGCCGGGGCTGCCATCGCCGATGGCGACCAGATTGGCGCCATTCAGCACCGCCAGCCGGTCCCGGCTCTGCAATTGGCCCGAGATCATATCAACTTCAAGATCGTCGCCCCGCTCCCAGCGCCCCGGCGCGCCCGCAGGCAGCACCGTATTGGTGATTGCAATGGTTGAAGCGGCGGCCAGCACCTCCTCCAGTGCATAATCCGCATCACTCTGTGCGCCGTATACGGCAACGCTCCCCGGCCAGGGCTGCGCCGTCACTGCCAGATGCGGCGCATGGGGAACCTCATCGCCGCCAATCAGTGGCAGGTCCATGAACAGCGGCAGCACCGGCACGGGTGCCGCAAAGGCGGTGACACCGGGCAGCTCCTCCGGCACCGGTGCCGGGTGGTAATTCTCCGGCTCGATCCGCACCGCCTCGATCAGCTGCGCCGTGCCCTGTTCCACCCGGTCGATCCGGTAACGGGCCTGCGCACCGCTGCCAACCTCCGGACCTGCCTCAGGACCTGCCTCTGTCCCCGCAAGCGGCAGGCGGATCACATCGCCCGCGCCCAGCGCCATGGCGGAGGGCGGCAGCTCCAGCCGCAGGGTATCGCGGGCCATGCGCGCCTCGCTCAGCCAGCGCTCCACCACCTGCCGCCCCTCTGCGCGGGTCAGCGCCATCGGCAGTTCATTGTCGCTGACCGCATGGGTGGCCTCATCGGGCAGCAGCGCCTCCTCGCCGCGCAAATCATGGCGCCCACCCCACTCGACAAAGCGCAGTCGCATCCGTCCGGCCAGCTCGGCCTCCGGCGCGCGGGTCTGTTCCAGCACCCCGTCCAGCTCCTGCCCCTCAACCAGTTGCGCCAGATCCAGCGCTGCGTCCTGTCGCCCATTGCGCAGGCGGAACCGCAGCAGCCCGTCGCGTTCGATGGCATCCACCCCGTGGCGCAGCAACAGTGGCTGCAGCGCGGCGCGCGCTTCACCAACGTCGCTGATCGCATAACCGCGCACCAGCGCAGGCAGGTCGCTGACATCAATCGCCGCAACACCCGAGGCGGCACAGATCTCCTCCAGCACCGAGGCCAGCGTGCGTTGCCCCACCCGTCCGTTCAGCCAATGGCCGCGCAGGTAATTCTCCCCGTCGCTCCAGACCTCCACCGCATTGGGAAAGGTCGGAAACGGTCGCGCGTCCCAGGCCCAGACATAGGCGTTCGACATATCCAGCATCGGGCCGTCATAGACCTCGGAGACCGGGTTTTTCCCCTCCTCCTGCCAATAGCCCAAAAGAGCACGCAGATAGGCCAGCTGCATCATGTCATCGCGCTGCCCGTCAGAGAATTTCGGCAGTTTGGATTCGGAGCTTTTGGGATCCAGAAACTTGTTCGGCTGATTGGTGCCCTTGTCGATGGCGGCACATCCCAGTTCGGTGAACCAGATCGGTTTGCTTTGGGGCTCCCATGCGGTGGGCAAGGCTGTGCGCATCCCGTCTATGCGGTCATAATGGGGATTGGACCACCAGTTGCGGATATCCTTGTAACGCCACACCCAGGCCTCATCATGGGCGCCATCGGTGATCGGGGTGCGGATCTGGGCCGCCTCGGCCTCGGGCGAGTGGTAATACCAGTCATAGCCCTCGCCGCCTTCGATATTGGCGCGCAGATAGCTGAGGTCATAGATATTGGGCGCGCCCGCTTTTGCGTCCAGATGATCCTCCCCCTCGCGCCAGTCGGACAGCGGCATGTAATTGTCGATGCCGATGAAGTCGATCTGCTCATCCGCCCAGAGCGGATCGAGGTGGAAATAGCGGTTCCCCTCCGGGCTCTGGTAGCCCCAGTATTCCGACCAGTCGGCGGCATAGCCGATCTTGGTATCCGGCCCAAGGATCTGGCGCACCTCCTGTGTCAGCGCCCGCAGCTCCGCCACCGCAGGAAAGCCTGCCTCATCGCGGATCTGGGTCAACCCGCGCATCTCCGAGCTGATACAGAACGCCTCCACCCCGCCCGCCGCCGCACAAAGCGCGGCATTATGCAGGATAAACCGCCGCAGCCCCCAATCCTCCAACGGGCCGCTATAGGTGACGCTCCCGTCAGCCACGGTGAAATCCGCCGCCGTTGCCGTGCCAAAGAACTGCTGCACCTCAGCCCGCGCCATAGCTGTGCCATCGGGGCTGCCGGGCTGGCCCGGTGCCAGGGACAGGGTGATCCGTCCACGCCAGGGCAAATGCGCCTGACCCGGCTCACCGCTCCAGGGATCGGGCAGATCATTGCCCGCCATCTGATCCATCAGGATAAACGGGTAGAACATCACCCGCTTGCCCTGCGCCTGCATTGCGCGAATGGCCTCGATCACCGAGGCATCGGTGGGGGTGCCGCCGTATATGGGTCTGTCATCCTGCCGAGCGATCAGCTCGGCCTCCGTCCGGGTCAGCCCGGCCACCGACCAGGGCATATTCGCCCCCTCGATATGCTGGCGCTCCACCTTCGGTTTGACGCTACAGGCCCCACAGCGCAGATCATTGCCGAACCACGACACAATCAGCGAGGTCGCGCCACAGGCGGGCAGCTCCTCGCCAAGGGTCGTCAGCGAGGTGACCAGATCGGTCTCCCCCGAGGGGCTGTGCGAATTGGCGGGCTTGGCCTGTCCCGGCCCGTGATCATAATGCACCGGCGTGCTGGCGAGCGCGTATTCCCCGGTCCCCGGCATCAGGGCAACCCCCTGCACCAGCTGCGGCAGATCCAGATCATAGGTGCTGGAGGCCGGTTGTTCGGCACGCAGCACCTCGAACGAGAATTGCGGCACCCGGTTGCCAAAGCGTTCCAGCGCCAGGTTCTCCATCACCACATAGGCGGTGCCACGATAGGCGGGCACCTCGCCCGCACCCTCCACCGCCTCAATCACCGGATCGGGGAGCTGGTCCATGGTGCCGCGATAGACGGTCATGTTCAGATCCTTAGGCGCGACCTCCTCCCCATCAGCCCAGACCCGCCCGATGGAGGCGACCTCCCCCGCGCAGACCGCCACCGCCAGCGAGACATCATAGCTGTAGCTGGTGACCTTGGGCTGGCGCGGACCGCCGCCCTTGCCACCGCCGCCACTGGTGGTGGAGGTCTCGCGGAACTCAGACGCCCAGATCACCTGCCCGCCCACCCGCATCCGGCCATAGACCTGCGCAATCGGCTGGCCATCGCTGGCATGGGTCAGGCGAAAACGTTCCACCCGGCCGGTCTCCACCGGCTCACTGCCCGCGCCCAGCAGGCGGCTGTCGATGGCGCGTCCGACGGTGGCGCCAAGTGCGCGGCCAATCGCTACCGAGGACAGACCCGCCACAGCCCCCCCAACCGAGCCGCCAAGGGCCGCCCCCGCCGCAGAAAGAAGAATGGTCGCCATCACGTCACCTCATCAGCATCAACATCAGGAAAGGAAAACCGCGCCACGATCCGCCGTTGCCACGGCTGGCTCAATGCGCTCTCGACCACACCGTGGCCGCAATAAGCATGGATGAACCGCGGCATGGAGCCGGTTTCAGTTTGCAGCGCGATATGTTTGGCCACCGCCCCCCGGCGCATCCGAAACAGGATCACGTCACCGGCGCGCGCCTCATGCAGAGGTCGGGGGCTAAGATGGCGCAGAGCCGCCTGCCACAGCGCCTCCTCGCCCTGCGGCTCGGACCAGTCCATCGTATAGCCCGGCACCGCCTCAGGTTCCTGGCCGTAGACCTCGCGCCAAAGTCCCCGGATCAGGCCGAGGCAATCACAGCCCGCCCCACGTCGGGCGGCCTGATGCACATAGGGCGTGCCCAGCCAGCCCCGCGCCGCTGTAACCAGCTGGGCGCGCGATATCCCTCTCGCACCGCTCATCTGCGGCTGCCGCCGGTGTTATTGCCGCTCTGGCGCGGCACGCTCATCACCCAATCTTCGCCGGGAATATCCGGGAATCCCTGAAAGTTGACACCATTGTTGAACTTCAACCGACAGGTCTTCAGCCGCTTGTCGCAGCCCGCTGCCAGATGCAGCAGATCGCCGGGGCGGATCTGCGCCCGCAACGGCTCCCACAGGGTCAGCTGGCGGTGCTCTGCGTTCGGATCCGGGGCGCTTGCGTCCTGTCCCAGCCGTCCGACCTGCTGACGGTCCTGCTTGATCCAGCCCCACAGCCCCGCTGCTGCGCCGCTCATCACCGTGAGACGACCCGACGTGAACCAGTTCGGCTCAAACCCCGGCAGGGCGGCAAATCCAAAATACTGCCCCTCACGGATTTCTTCGGCGGCCAGCTCCAGCGTGTAGCCCGGCGTTGTCATGTCAAAGCGGCAGGCGCCGTCGCCCAGCACCGCCGTGCAGGGTTTCTGGTAGATCCGCCCCATCGGCTGATTGAGCGCCTCCGTCAGGCCGCGCAGCTCCGCCTCAAATGCGCCACCGGCACGGCGGATCTGGCCAAAGCTGCCGCGAAACTGCAACCAGCGTACCGAGACATCGGCCCAGTTCACCAGCCAGCAGCGCACCTCGGCGCCGTCGAAGCGCCCGGCCTCGATCTCGTCCTCGCGGATGGCGGCATCGCTCAGCGCGCCAAGCGCCTCGGTGTTGTCGACCGCCAGACCGGTGGCCTGTTGCAGGCTGCGCGCCGTCAGGCCCGTGCCTGCGCGAAACAGCAGACCGGCCTCGCCCTCGGCGGCACTTTCGAACCGCAGGTCGCGGTCATGATCGGTAAAGCCAAACCGCACGCCATCGCTGCGGGTCACCAGCCAGCAGCGACACAGCGTGGTCAGACCGCTGGCCACATGGGATTGAAACGCCTCGCTTACCCCCGCCATCAGACCCGCACCTCTACCACTGGGACATTGGGCACGTCGCCCGCCTGAAAGGACGCCACGCTGGTCTGGATCCGGTCGGTGTCAAAGCGCACCGGCACATCAAACTCAAACCCCGCCTTCACCGACAGGCCCGCCTCTGGCGGATGCGCCAGCGTGATGGTGCCAAGGGTGCTGTCGAGCGTGTAGTCAACCGTCTCCTGCAAGGCGTCCTGCTCAATCCCGATGCGCACGCTGCCCGCCACAGGTTTGGTAATCGGACGCTGATAGGCAAAGCTGCCGGAACGATAGGTCTTGCTCAGCTGGAACACCTGCTGCGCCCCGTCGCCCATGCCGATCACCTGATCCCCAAAGGTCACGTCCTGCGTCGCGCGGGCGGATTTGTAGTCGGACCAATCTTTCCAGCGAAAGCCGTACATCTGGCCTTGCCGCGCCTCGAAAAAGGCAATCAGCGCCTCGATATCCTCCAGCCCCCGCAGGCCCAGCCCCGCGTCATAGCGGCGACGCGAATGCGCCCATGGGGTGTTGCGTTCCTCATGCCCATTGGCAAGCGTCACCACATCGGTGCGCCGCTCCGGTCCGCCAATGGAGCCGAAGCTCAGCGATGCGGGAAATCTGACCTCATGAAAATTCATCTGCTGTCCTCCGGCTCAGCGGTTGCGATTGCCACGCGAGAGGGCGCGGCTCAGCTGGGCCGCGATCTGGCCCTGACTGCGTTGGAACCCCTGCACATCGGGGGTTTGGATGTTCATCACCACCGAGGTGGCCCGCCCGCCCTGGCTGCGCACACCAAGCGCGCCATCGGCACCACGGGTCAGCGGCAGGATCGCCTCCGGTCCGGCCTCGCCCATCAGCCCGGTGCCGCCGCGCATGGGAAAGCTCACCGGGCCGCTGACGATCCCCCCCTTGGCAAAGGGCATCACCCGGCCTTGTGAAAACGCCGCCCCATCGGCAAAGGGGAGAATGCCGCTCATCAGCTTGCCCACCCCATCCGACAGCAGCCCGCCAATATGGGAGGTGACCGGTTTCATGGCCGCCGAATAGGTGGTCTGGATCATCGACTGCGCCATGGTATCCAGCGCGTCCGAGAGCTTCATGCCGTCAAAGACAACACCGTCAAAGGCGCGGCGCAGCCCCTTCGACATGCCGCGTTCCAGGGTCTCGGCATCCTTGCCGGTGGCGGCAAAGGCGGCGCGCACCCGGCGCAGTTCGGCATCGAATGTGGCCGCCATGCCCGCCGCATCGCCAAGGCTGTCACTCAGCGCCTCGCCCTGTTGTTCCAGCTGGTTCAGTCTTGTGTCACTCATCGCTTACTGCTCCTGTTTCTGGGGATCTCGGCGCGGCGGGATCGGGAAAGGCGCGCATCAGCTGGTCCAGCCCGGCCCGTCCCAGCGGCGCAACGCCGCTGTCCTGCCCCAGCATCAGCCGCAGCTCCGCCGGGGTGAGGCGCCAGAACTGATCCGGCGTGAGCCGCAGCCCCGCCAGCCCCGCCCGCATCAGCGCCGGCCAGTCAAGGCCGGTGCTCGGTTGGTCTGTGGAGTGCTGCCGGGGCGTCATGGGGTCACCGATCCGGGCGGCTGCGCGCCCGCCTCTCCCGGCAGCGCAAAACTGCGCGCCAGGAGCTGTGCGGCGACCCGTGCGGCCTGCATCGGACCGCCATCGATATCGGCAACGGCCAGATCCGCCTCACTCAGCCGGTGGCCGCCGCCCTGCACCCCCGCCGCCAGCAGCGCCAGCACATCCGCCGCCGAGAACCCACCGCTTTCAAAACGGGTCACCAGATCAATCAGCGATCCCGTCCTGAGCCGCGTTTCCAGCGCCGCCAGCGCCCCGAGGGTGAGTTTCAGCGCCAACACCTCACCGTTTACCGCCAGCAGCACCTCGCCGGCATAGGGATTGGCTGCACAGGCGTTGACTGCCGGCGCTGGCTGTTCCGAGGGGGTCATGGTCACCCCCCTCAGACGGCAGTGAAGACCAGCGCGCCGGCGCTGGCGAGCGCAAGCTCATAGGTGGCCTCGCCATTGTGGCTGCCGGCATATTCCAGGGCGGTCACCTGAAACGGGCCTTCGACGATGCCAAAATCGGGGATGATCACCTGAAACGCCGGGGTCAGCCCTTCAAAGAACAGCTGGCGCGCCCGCTCATCCGTCCCGGCATCGCGAAAGATGCCGGAGCCGGAGATATTGGCCGAACGCACCCCCGCGCCCGACAGCAGCTCGCGCCAGCCACCCTGGCTTTCCAGACTGGTGACATCGACGCTTTCGGCGTTGAAGCTGATGCGCGTGGCGCGCAGCCCCGCAATGGTTTCGAACTGACCGTCGCCGGTCATGTCGATCTTGACCAATAGATCCTTGCCATTTTGAACACTCATAGCGGTGATCTCCTGTTGCTGAGTGATGGAACGCCGCGCCAATTCAGATCAGCTATGCCGCGCAACGCATTGAAATTAAAGTTGTGTCCTTGCAAAGCAGACCGGGTGTCAGCCATCCTCCAGCCGCGCGGTAAAGCGCAGGCGGATCTCGCGGCCACCGGTGGGTTTGCGGCTGGCGCTGGCGCGGTCGAACCACAGGCCAACCAGTCGTCCGCGTGACAGGGTCAGCGAGGCGCTGATGAGGCTGTCGCAGATGCTGACGGCAATGGCCTTGGCGCCGGCAAAGCCCGCGATATCGGTATGGACGGTGATCTCCACCCTGTGGCGCGCGCCGGCACCACTGCGGTCGGACCGGTCCTGCACCTCCTCGGGGCCAAGGGTCACATAGGTCTGCGGCAGGCTGCCTGCTGGCAGCGCGTCATAGATGGCGCCGCTCAGCGCGGTGGTCAGCGCCGGGTCATTGGTCAGGTGCTGAAACAGCGCCTCCTGCAACGGCAGGGCCAGGGCATAGGTCATGCGGTGGTCTCCTCGGTGGCAAAACAGGTCAGGTAGCGGCCGTCAGGGTCGCCTTCGGCCACCGCATCAATGCGAAAGATCCGGGCCCCGTCGCGCAGCCGCTGGTCCGGCCGGGGCCGCGCCGGACTACCGGTGGGATGGGCCCTGAGGGTGATCCGGTAGCGTTGCAGTGACAGGCTGGTGCCGGAGTGACCGGTGCTGCGGCCGCTGAGGGCACGCATCTCGCACCAATGGTGGCCAAGCAGCTGCCATGCCTCAAGAAACCCGCCCGCGCCATCCGAGGTGCGGCGCGGATCTTCCAGCGCCAGACAACGGTTGAGACGTGGTGTCGTGGCGGATGCGCGGCGGCATGTGGTGCGGCGGCTCATGCGCCTGCCCCCGGTCCAAAGCTGCGGCCAAACCCGATCCCATGCCCGCCGCCGACGCCCAGGCTCACCCGTAGGGCACGATAGCGTTCAATCAGACTGGTGACACCAAAGGGCATACAGCCGCCCTGCAACCTCGTGTCATCGCGAAACTCATAGTAATGCGCCGCCAGCATCAGCACCGCCTGCGCCAGATCGCCAGGTAATGCAGACCAGCTGTCCGCCATGCCCGCCCGCATCAGGATCCGCGCCGCACCACCGCTGGCAATGATGGGCAGCACCCCGCCAACGGGACGCAGCCGGGGCTGCTGGCTGTCGGGTTCCAGCCGGTAGCGACCGGATGGCAGCACCGTCTCGACCCCCGTAGCATCGCTCAGCGTTACCGAATGGATCTGCTGCACCGGCGCCAGCGGCAGCGCCTGTAGCTGGGGATCCCGCCAGGCGGCGAGGGTCAGCAGGAAATCCCGCGCCAGAAGCACCCGGCCGGTGCGTGCCTCGATCGCCGCGATGGCAGCGCGCAGGAAGCTGATCAGCACGGCCTCCTGCACCCCCGCCTCGTCAAACCCGGTGCCCAGACGCAGATGCGCCTTGAACGCCTCTTGCGGCAGGACTGCCTCTGGCACCGGTGTCACTTCATTCAACATCATCATTTCACTCCAACGGCTGTTCGTTCGGGGGCTGCTCGGGCTGGCTGTTGCCGGATGGGTTGGGGCGGATGCGCGCCGGGCTGCTGCCGCGGGATGGAAGGGGAGCAGCTGGACGACAGTGGCCGGGGCGCGCATCCGCAGACGGCACCGACGAGCCGGTACCGCCATCGGTCCAAGCGTCAGCTCAGGCCGAATTTCAGCAGTTTGATGGCAGCAAAATCACTGACATCGCCGCCCACACGTTTGGTGGCATAGAACAGCACATGGGGTTTGGCGCTGAAGGGATCGCGCAGCACCCGCAGATCCGGGCGTTCAGCGATGGTGTAGCCAGCCGCGAAATCGCCAAAGGCCACGGCATAGCCGTTCACACCGGCGTCTGGCATGTCCTCGGCAATGACCACCGGATAGCCCATCAGCCGCGCCGGTTCAGCGGCAGCCAGCCCGTCGGACCACAGGAAGCGGCCATCAGCGTCCTTCAGCTTACGCAGGAGGCCTGCGGTCTTGGAATTCATCACAAAGCTGGCGTTGGCGCGATACTGCGCGCCAAGCGCATAGACCAGATCGATGATCGCATCCCCATCGCCGATATCGCCCTCAACACCGGTGGTGACATAGCCAATGTTGCCCCAGCTCCAGCTGTCATTGGCCACCACCGGGTGGTAGAGGATGCCGGTCGGCTTGTCATTGCCATCGCCATTGATGAATGAAGCCGCCTCTGCGCGGGAAAACTTGTCAGCGATCCTGCCGGCCAGCCAGCCCTCAATGTCAAAGGCGCTGTCATCCAGCAGCCGCTGCGACGCCTTGGGCAGCGCGCTGAGTTCATGTAGCGGGATGGTGATCCGGTCGATCACCGGGGTGGATGTTTCGGTGACAGCACCCGTCTCATTGGCCCAGCCGTGACCGACATCGCCATGGTCGATCAGCACATCGTAGGAGGTTGCCTCCACCGTCACCACCGACGCGACGGCGCGGATCGAAGCGGTGCTGTTCAGCACGGATTTGACCCTATCGGAGGTCTGCGGATCAACCAGGTAGCCGCCATCGCCATTGACGGTGGTGGCCATCGCCTTGGCATCAAGATCAAGGCCACGCAGCGCTGCGTCATCGCCGGACCGCAGATAGGCATCAAAGGCTTTCTGATGAGGCGCTCCGCCTGCCTCAGCAGCGGCCAGAGGGGGACGATTGGCAAAGTGGGATTTGCGATCCAGCATGGTCATACGCTCTTCTGTCTGTTTCATTTTCAGGGCAATGTCATCTTTGAACCCATTGAAATTATGCACGAAGTCAGCAACGGCCTGCTTGACCTCCTGCGGGGCCGCATGGGAGTGGGCCGTTGGGTCCGGATGGGGTTGGGTGTGGCTCATCTGTCTGTCCTTTGGGTCGGTTGGAGAAGACGGGAAACGGCGATGTGCTCAGCCGAGGGGGGCGAGACTGGCCCCGCTGCGCAACATCTCGATCACCTCGCGCCAGATCTGCGGTGTCTCGCCCGGATCGCTCAGATCCGGCTCAGCGGATGTCGATTTGGCGGCAGTCACGGGCTGTGCCTTGGCGGTGACACGGGCGGTGGGCAACATCGGGAAGGTCACCAGCGACACCTCCCAGAGATCCAGTTCCGCGAGGCAGCGACCGCCGCCTTTGCGCGCGGTGGCGCGGCGGGTGCGATAGCCGATGGAAAGACCATCCAGCGCGCCAACCGCGATCAGCGCCGCAGCCTCGGCGCCCTTTTGGGTGCGGGTCAGAATGCGGCCTTTGACATGCAGGCCACGGGCATCTTCGCGCACGACGTCCCAGACGCCGATAGGCCGGGCCGGATCATGCTGCCAGAGCATTTTCACCGCGATACCCGCCTTTGAGAGACGGTCGAGGGACGCCTGATAGGCGCCGGGTTGCACCAGATCACCGCCGCCATCGACGCAACCAAACAGGCTGGCGTAGCCGCTGATCACAACCATATCGTCGGCCTCAGCCCCGATGGTCAGATCCTCGCCGAAGCGGGCGAATTTATGTTCCAGATGCTCATCATGTCGCATCATCTTCCCCTTATATCTCATTGAATTCATGGGTATTACTGCACCACCAGAAAGGACTGAAAAGCCTGTGCAAGAATGACCGCAGCAACGCCGTAGACGGTGAGCCAGAGCCGTTTTTCCATCCGCTCCATCATCATCTCCAGCCGATCGAGCCGACGGTTCATCGCCTCTTGCTGGATTTCGGCGATGCGTTCATGGGCGGTGAGTCGCAGCCCCGGCGAGCATTCAAACGGCGGGATCGGGATCTCAGTCATCGCGCTCGGCCTCCTCTTGCGGCGGCAGGCCCAGAAGGCGGCGTTTTTCTGCCACGGTCAGAAAGTCGGCGCTGGCCACACGGCGCCACTGCGCCTCGCGTTCGGAGGCCAGCGCCGACACCTGATCAAGGTCCGGTTTCAGGGTGACCGCAGACCCCTGATAGCGCGACAGCCAGTCCGACAGCGTGGCCGTGACACGGGTCACAAGCGGCAGAACGGTGAGCCGGTAGAAGGCGCGGTTGGCCTCCTGGTAATTGGCATAGGTGGCATCGCCCGGCAGTCCCAACAGCATCGGCGGCACCCCAAAGGCCAGCGCAATTTCGCGCGCGGCGGCGTCCTTGGTCTGGTGAAATTCCATATCCGAGGGCGAAAACCCCATCGGTTTCCAATCCAGCCCGCCTTCCAGAACCATCGGACGGCCGGCATTGCGCGCACCTTGAAAATTCGTTTCGATTTCGTCACTTAGGCGGCGAAACTGATCCTCGGCCATCAGCCCCTGACCATCGCTGCCAGTCCAGACCAGTGCGCCAGAAGGCCGAGCTGCATTATCCAGAAGCGCCTTGGACCAGCGCGACGCCGAGGTATGCACATCCACCGCCATGGCGGCGGCCTGCATCGGCGACAACCCGTAGTGATCGTCCTGCGGGTGAAAGCTGCGCAAATGGCAGATCGGGGCGCAGGGCATGGTCACATCAAAGCGGTGTTTGCGCCCCGACACGCTGTAATCATAGGCCACGGGCCAGCCATCGCTGCCGGGGACCACACTCATCCGGTCCGGGCGCAGTACATGCAGTTCGACCGGCAACACGTCGCGACCGTCGGGATCGCAGACCGCCTCAATATAAGCGTTGCCCGACAGCAGCAGGTGGCCAAACAGCGCTTCCAGCAGCTCAGCGCGGCCTTGGGCGGCATTGGGGCGGGCCAGCAGCGCCAGCAATGGGTGGCTGTCGTAGCGCTGTGTGCCGTCCTGCAACACCAACGGCAGGGCGGCGGCGGCCTCAATGATCATCTTGACGGCGCGGTAGCCGACTGGATTGCCAGCAAAGCCGCTGCGGGTCAGTGAACTGCTGTCGCGGGGGCTCCAGCCGGCGCCACCCGTGCTGCCATGCCAGGCCACCATGCGGGCGGCGGCGCTTGTCTTGGTTTCGACGGGTTGTTGCTTGCGCCGCAGGAGGTCAAAGACCATGGGCCACTCCTTTGCTTGAACTTGCGGGACGGGGCGAACCATGCCCCTGTTTGCTGTGATCCTTTATGCCTGCCGGGATTGAATAAGATTTGAGCGAGGCGCGCGCCGGGCGCGCAACACCCAGGGCAAACGATTGTGATAAAACGAAAAACGCCCGCATCACTGCGGGCGTTTCGGGGGCTGTCAGCGGGGTGTTGTCAGCTCACAACATGCGCGCACGGGGCATCCGGTGGCGGTTGGCCGGGGTCAGGATCAGCTCCTGCACGGCCCAGACCAGCGCATCCAGCCGGTCGGGCGATCCCTGCCCCAGATAGCCGCGCGGGGTCATCTGAAAAAGCTGATCCTCCAGCGCGCCCAGCCCCGGCAGATGACGCACCCGGCCCTGTTCATAGAGGGCGGCGACCGGTTCCGCCCGCGCGCCCTTGCCCCGGCTGGCATGCAGCGCGGTAAAGGGCACCAGCGGATCAATCTGGCGCAGCAGGCTTTCGACCAATGCGCCACCCTGATTGACCTCGGCGACCACACGGTCGGCGCCGTAGCGGTCGCGCGCATCAATGGCGGCCTGCGCCCAGGTCAGCGGGCCAACCCCCTGCACGGTGCAATCGGCCAGCACATAGGCGCACCAGTCCTGTGGTGGCCCCTGCAACGTCGCCCCAACCACCATGATGCCGCAGGCGTCGGAGCGTTTGCCCGCGCTCACCGCCGGATCAACCGCCACCACCACCCGGTCCAGTGTTGGGGCCTTTGCGATCTGCGCCGCAACCAGCCCCGCATTGGTCCAGAGCGCGCCCTCGACATCCTGCAACAGGATGCCGTCCAGCTCCTGTCGGCCAAGGCGGGAACCTGCGTAGCGGTTGCGCACCTCCGCAATGAAGGAGGCGGCCAGATTGGCGCGATTGGCCTCCGTTGCGGCATGGGTCTGCACGGTGGAGGGGCTGGCAAGCAGATCGCGCAGCACGCCCACATTGCGCGGCGTTGTGGTGACGCAGACGCGCGGGTCGTCACCAAGACGCAGAGCAAATTGCAGCATGTCCCAGCTGTCCTGCCCGCGCTTCCACTTGGCCAGCTCATCCGCCCAGGCGGCATCAAACTGCGGGCCACGCAGCGCCTCTGGGTCATGGGCCGAAAACGCCTGCGCGGTGGCCCCGTTGGGCCAGATCAGTCGTCTTTCGGTGGCTTTCCATGTCGGGCGGCGGTCGCGGGGCGTGCAGGCAAGGAGGCCGCTGTCGCCCTGCACCATGACATCGCGCACCTGATCATAGGTTTCCCCAAGGAGCGCGATGCGGCGGGCGCGGCCAGCGGACAGCGGTGTTGCCCCTTCGGCCAGCGTGCGCACCCATTCGGCGCCGGCGCGGGTTTTTCCCGCCCCCCGTCCGCCAAGGATGACCCAGCTGCGCCAGTCCCCCGTCGGCGGCAGTTGATGCGGCAGCGCCCAGAGATCAAAGACATAGGGCATCGCACAGAGGTCATGATCGCTGAGCCGGTCCAGAAACAT